TGATATCTTTTTACCTGAGACTAACACTATCATTGAGGTTAAATCGACTTACTTTTACGATTGTTCATGGGAACGTAATCTAAGTAAAGCAATGGAGGTTTCAAAAACTCACAACTTCTTGTTGTATGTTTATGATGATGACAAAAAACGAGTTATTTATAAATGTTGTGGTGGTAAATTTGTAGAACAATTATAATTTATTGCATTGATTTAATTTATTTGGTAGATGAACTGTATTTTTTACTAAATGCTTCTGATTCTTCTTTATTTTTCCACTCCCAATAAAACTTAGCACTTGCGTTTTTTTTGTTGTTGCAAATTTCTCGAATGCGGTGCTCAGGTTCACCAGAATCTTTTGATGCTTTAGCAACAGATGGAAATTCGGCAATAGGAGTACTTTTGTCATCAAGAGCAAATTGGATAACGGCACGGGTTTTCTTATTTGTAACAGAGTTATTGTGATTAACAACTCTTTCTGGTCTTAAATAACCCCCGCTGACAATGTTAGTAAAGACTTCCGCTCTTGATACAACTTTAATGTTATCAACCGTAAATTTTTTGGAATCATCAATTCTGGTGACACAATATTTGCTGTCTGACAATTTTTTATAGTCCTCGATTTCAAATACCTCAGCCAAGAGACGTCCTATGTAGATTTTTGTTGTTTTATCTAAATAGTACTTGCCTTCACTGCTTAACTCTTTAGTTTTACCAAAGCAATTTCTCAACTCTCCAAGATTGGAAACCCAATGATTCTTGAATAGTTTCCACACTTCACCATCTTTGCTTTCAGGAATAATCTTATCGCGACTTGTCATTATTATGTTTTTGAAGTGATTCTTTTTTCTTTTTAGAATTTTTTTTTCATCTTTTTCTAACACAGTTGTTAGAAAATTTATTAATTTAATGACTACGCTAGGATTTCCTTACAATACTGGGAAGCCTAGAGCCCCTCCGCTCACTCTGATGATATTGTTATTGATACAGGTGACAATGAACTCGTAGGTCTGGGCGGAGTAAATACCACTTGAAGTTGTAGCGTTACCGGTAGCACCAAGAACGGCAGCAGCAGAGGCTTCAGGGACGATGGAAACGTTAGTCAACTTACCGTAGTTTGTGCTTCCTAGAGGATCTAGAGTCATAAAGTCAAGAGAATAGGAGTAAGAGTGGTAACCAACGACGTCAGGAATGCTGGGAGCATGGAACCAAGGGTTGACAAGAGAGAAGAAGTCAGAACCCATTTGAGAAAGTCTGTTGGTGTTCTCGTAGATGAGAGATGTTTGAAGGATGGGGTCAGCAGCGGCACTGGGGTAGAATGAGATAACATGGTCTCCACCGGCATCCTCCTTAACAGTGGGGGAAGCGGTAGAATAGTTAGACCATTCAGACTTGCAGGTGGTGTTGCGGACGGCAAAGAAGAGAGCCTTGATAGCGTGGGAGAATCGGATGTCGAAAGATTGGGCGGCGTTGGTGGCGGGAGTGAAGGATTGTCTGGGGGCAGTTTGAACTTGCTCGATGAGGATATCACGAGGAGCACAAGCCATACGCTTTCTCTCGTCATTGGAAACGATAGCGTAGGTAGCCCAAACTTGGCAGGAACCAAGAGTGGGTGTACCACCAACCAATTGGGAACCGTCGGCAGAAAGTTGAACGTTTTGACCTCTGTCATTGTCTTCGGATAGAATGAGAAGAGAAGTCCAGTCACGGAAGGTGAAGTTAATTCTCATCTCATTGTAAGGAAGAGCAGCAGTGGGGAGAGCCACACCAGAATCACGACCGTAGAAGAAAGGAAGGGGAAGGTTGAGAGTGTAGGAAGGAATAGCCTGGGTAGACAAATGGGGGTCAATCAAATCGCTGACGTTTCCGACCATGTTGTCATATCCGTTTCTCTTGTTGGCAGGGACGGTGAAAGCAGCCCAGAAATCCAAATGGTAGTTATCAAATCTGGCAGCAACCAAATCGTTGAAAGTAATGTTACATTCTTGAATAATGTTATGCATCAAGTTTCTAGTCCATCGAATAGACTTGCTTCCGGTAGCACCAGCAGCGGTGGTAAGTTGGACAGATGGAGTAGTTAGACGGAGCCAGGTTTGAGTGAGATAATCACCGGCACGACTGATGGAAACCGACCAATCTTGATTAAAGGCAGGTGTACCGCTGGCGCGGCTCAGAACGACGGGGACAAGCGTAAACCAGGTTGATTTACGTGTCTCCCTGACGAAGTACGCGGTTGCGTCCGGTCCCCCATAAAGATATTTCTCGATCTCGTCGAAAGTAGCAAGGTCAATAAAACCCGAAGTTACGTTAGAAGATGTTAAAGCCATTTTTTTTATTAAGGCAAAGATAAAAAAAAAAATGTATAAAAAATATTAAACATGTATTAAAAAAAACAAACTCAATAAATTTGTATGATTTTTGTGGAAAAAATGTAAAACGTTGGTCTGAAGGGAACAAAAATAAACCACGTTCCCGGACAACGACCAAAAAAATATTTTAAAGACATAAAAAAACAGATAAAAACATGACAACAACGACCCGAACCTTTGAGAAAATTGACGATATCTTCAAATGTAAATTACTTTTGGAGGATGGAACTGAATTTACAATTCCATTAAGAGAAGATGGATACATTTATGCTACTGGACTTTGCAAAGCAGCAGGAAAAAAAATATATCATTGGAACAGATTAAAGGAAACTCAAAGTTTAAAAACCAAACTTGATAAAAAATTGAATGAGAATGCCGATATCCACATTGGGGCATCGGTAAAATCACTAGAAATTTACAAGGGAGGTAACGATAAGTATTCTCAAGGCACATGGATTCATCCAGATCTAGGGTTAAATCTCGCTCAATGGTGTTCGACCAATTTTGCCGCTCAAGTAAGCAAGTGGCTCAGAGAACTTATTTTTACTGGAAATGTTGAACTTGGTAAGGAAAAATCTAATGAAGAAATTACGAATGCGTTTCAAAAACTTTTGAAAGAAACTGTAGAAGCCTATGAAAAAAAACTCGAAGAATCGAATAAGAAGGTCGAAGAATCGAATAAGAAGGCTGAAGCAGCAGAAAATCTTGCCAAAGCCTACGATGCAAATCACAAGCACATGGAAAAAAAATACAGAGAGATTCACCTTAATCACCAAGCGTATTTACGTCGAAAAGAGTTATATAAACTGAAGACTGGATCTTGTGTTTATATTATTGATATGAAACAAACTTACGGAGACGAAGAATTTCGGTACAAGATAGGGCAAACAAGCGATATAACCAATCGTGTATCTGGATTTAGAACATCTAACCCATTCTGTAAAGTCATTATGGTATTATATACGGAGAAGAATATTGATTTGGAAAAGATGTTGAAAATCAAATATGAAAAACAGTTATTGCCTAACAACAGCGAGTTTGTTACTGGAGTCTCAAAAGAAACATTGATTGAAAACTTACTGAAATTTGCAGATATTCTTTCTCTTGAGTACACTATTGAAAGTGAAGAAGAACTACACAAGTTTAATAGACATATTATTCACGAGAAAGATGTTGTTGAAGTTAATGAGGATGAGATTACAGATGATGGTATGAAACGTTGTGGGGGATTTCGTCATAAAACTGAAGAAGAAAGACTACAACCTTTAACTAACTTTTTTAAGCATGGTTCTCATAAAGATGGTCGATCAAGATTATGCAAGGAATGTTATTTGGTTGGAGTCTATGGAGATAATAGAAAGAAGAAGAAGGTAGTAACGATTCCTGAGTATGATACAACAACTCATAAGTGGTGTAATCGTTGCGAGAGCGTGAAGGAGTACAAGAACTTTCAACTTGACAAATCAAGCAAGGACGGACATTATCCAAACTGTAAATCGTGCAAGGCAGAACAAAAACGTATTTATCTAGAAAAAAAGAAGAAAGAAAAAGAAAAAGAAGAACAAAAAGAAGAAGGAAAAGAAGAACAAAAAGAAACAATACCTATTGAAGTTATTAAGGAAGATAAGGAAAGATTGGAAGAAATTCAAAGTAAAAATCCGCTTGAAAGATACATGAAAACTGAGTTGATGCAATTGATGAGAAGTAAAGGAATCAAGGTAACATTTAAAATGACAAAAAGTGCAATGATTGAAAAGTTATCATCATAATTTATAATAAATTAATCAACATCTACTAAAGTATTCAATAGTATCATCGATATCGTAAATCCAACGAGGAATCCATACATGGATTTACTTTTCATACAAGAATAAATATCAAACCAATCTTTATAATCTTGGTCTGTTTGAGTATAATTTAACATATAATCAGACTTTGGTAATATCTTGTAAACAATCATTGGTAGCAAGAGTATGAGGAGAATAATGATGTTGTTTCTCTGAAGTGTTGAGGTTGACAAATAATTGTAATATAATAGCAAGGCGCCAATGATGACAGCCAACAGAAGACCAATACCAAAATGTGACATTCTTTCCTTTCGAATGGTCTCATACTTTGTCTTTAACTCTTCAGACAAATCTTCGGTATATGCCTTTATTTGACTGTGACAATAATAAGTGAATATATAGGAAAGAAGAAGACCAACGTTTATAGAAATCAGTAGAGAGTTTTTCATTTTGATTTTTTTTATTAGATAAAAAAAAAAATAAAAAGCATTTGTATTAACTTTTTCATCACTTTTTAATGTTGACATATGATGTTTACAAGGCTTACAAGAAACGGGAAGTTGCTTTCAAACAGCATGAAGAAATAAAAATGGAGCATCGAAAAATTCTACTGCATTGGTTGAAGGATCTTGTTCAGAGAGCCTATGAAGACGATGAAAAAGATACTTACTATTACGATTTAGAATTGGAAGTTGTATATGCATCGATAGAGATTATTGATAAATACTTGTCGACGAATACGATAAAATTGAAGAGATATCAACTTTTAGGTATATCATCGTTGTTTTTGGCTTGGAAGTTCTTTTCCCGTGATTATTGCAGACTTTCTTTGAAGAAAAAAGATGTGTATAGTTGTATATACTTATGTTGTGATATGTATACAAAGAAAGATTTTCTTGATATGGAGATGGAACTACTGCGGTCTTTGGACTTTCATATAGAACCTGGGAATATATCAAATATTTTGATGTTATTGTGGGAAAATGACTTCTGTTGTAAAAAAGTCGTGGAGCGGGGTAGAAAAATTCTATGGGTTTTGTTTTTGAGTGGCGAAACATTAAAATATAAGCCGACGGTAATCGCAAGTTCGATATTGTATATTTCTAAAGCGGAAGAGAATGTCAAACCGCACTGGACGAAGAGAAGCATTCATATGACAAAATATGGTCTCAAAAAACTGCAGAAGTGCATTTGTGATATCTATAAGTTGTTATAATGAAAATTCAGCATGATTTTTTATATTGAATAAATATAAAAAAATGAGTCAGCCACCGATAAATACAGACTTTATAATGAAAAATACTGCAACTGATTCTGTAATTGAAAACTTGGTGTATGATGTAATAAGTAAGATACCGTCACTTACAGGACCAACAGGACCTTTAGCAAATTCTGGTGTGTTGAGTAATACAGGAGAATTACTAAGTGATATAACTCCGTTGTTTACAAATACATATTCCCTGGGAACACCATCTTTACAGTTTAGCAATGTTTATACGAACACTCTGTATATAAATAATTTACCCGTGACAGCAAACGGTGGTGTTGTAAATTTACCGGCAGGAACCTTAGTTGGAGGTGTTCCGATGTATACCATACGTATTATAGGTCGTAAAAATAATATTTCTGAACTTCCAACACCTGCATCAGTGGGAGATTCATATTTAATTTCACGAAATTTATGGGTTTATAATATATCGAATACTTGGGTGGATATAGGTATCGTTCAAGGACCATCGGGAAATATTGGATATACAGGGTATACAGGGTATACAGGATACACGGGATATACAGGATATACGGGATATACTGGTCCTCAAGGACCTACTGGACCACAAGGAATGACAGGACCAAAAGGAATCACAGGACCATCTTATGAGCATACGGGCACGATAGCGTTAGGTGATTTTTCCGATGTTCCTTTTGAATTTGATTTTATTTCTTCTATGCCAAATCTTGAATTGCGATTGGATGCATCAGTTTTATCAGCCACATATGATACGGGAGATAAGGTAGATTCATGGGAAAGTTTAGTGAATGGTCACGTTGCAACATCACCTTCTTTAGGAGCCAGACCTTTATTTATTAATAATGCTTTGAATAATAGGGGAATTTTGTCATATATAAAAGGTCAGTATAGTGTTATTCCGTCATTTCCTGTAAATCGAAGCGGTTTTTCGGCTTTTTTACTATATTTCCCCATCAATCAGAATGTTTCTTCTCCTATGATACAAGCCGTTAGCACAAGCACAGCGGAAGATTTTTACTTTTTGTCAAGTTACTATCCTAGTTTATTGAATAATTATAAAATTTCTCAAGTGAATACTTCGGGAGATACCATAGTAAAATTCAGGCAGGGATTTCAATTGACGGTTCAAAACACGTGGTCTTTGATGGAAATAATTTCTATTGATGGAACAAATGCTGATTTTATTACTTCATATGTAAATGGAGTCAGGGTTCATGGTGTTGATACATTAGGAAGTCCATCTTCTTTTTCAGGTTCGTATCTTTCCAATTTATATATCAATTCTTTGAGTGGAAATAATTCTTTTGCCGTTGCTGCTGGTATAGCAGAGTTTGTATTTTTTAATCGTTCTGTGACGGAGTTGGAAAGATTTCAGATTGAGGCTGAACTTTGTTATAAGTGGGGATTATATGATTTAATTTCGTCAGATAATCCCTATTTTAATGGTCCAAGTCCTATCATTATATCCAATTTCCAACAATCCTTGAAATTTGAACTGATTAATTCGTTTTACATTGATACGTTGAAACATCAAGAGTATTATGAAAATAATTTGAAAGCAGTGGCATATAATTTGGATACAAAAGAATTATGTTATACGGATGAGATAGGACCAACTGGTTATACAGGTTATAC